TACTTCTCCATTAGCGGCTATAGAAAGGCCATCGCCAATCCTAATAACTCCTAAGTTATTTGCAGAGGCTACAACACTTGCATCTGCGGCATTGGTTCCGTTGGCCGCACCAATGAGGTCTAGCTTGGTGTGGTCTGCGTCAGTAAAAACATTAGAATTTGAAGCGGCTTCAACAGCGGCTCTGATCTGTGCGTCCGTCTGATCTGCGGTTGCCCCTGCTTCAATACCGTCTAACTTGTCTGTGTATGATTTACCACCAATGGCAAGAACATCTGTACCGTCACCGTAATAAAGTTTTTGAACACCTGTTTTAGTACTATAAGCTAACTCACCAGAGGCCAAGCTTGTTGGCGCTGTAGTAGACGAACTTCTTTTGATTTTGATTGTTTGTGCCATTGTCTTAAATCCCTATTTTTATTAAAAATTTCCTGCATCAATTAGAAAATTATTAAATGAATTATTGCTTAAACTTAAATCGCCCGTTAAGGTTCCTCCAGAAAGAGGTAAATACTGTCCACTTGAAGTCACGCTTGACCAACCTGATCCTGTATAAACACGTAAAACATCTTGAGAAGTATCAAAGTAAAGACTACCTAAAGATAAAGAATCTCCGTCATTGTCTGCTGAAGGAGCGGTAGATTTAGCACCTAAATACGTATCATCAAAACTATCAAAAGCATTAAGAGCAGAGGTAGCACTTTGGGAGGCTTCGGTTGCTTTAGTTGTAGCAATGAGGGCTTGTTGAGTTATTTCGTCTAGTTGGCCTAGACTAGTGGAAGTACCCGAACCACCTGTGCCTCTAAATATAGCCATAAGCGCCTCTATTGAATAAAATAAAAAGAGACTCCCCTATAAAAGAGGAGTCCCTAGTTTTCTTACTTAGCCGTTTACAGCCAATACAACACCTGCTTCAGGACGCATTACTTGCGTACCGTATAAAGTGTCAGCAGTATACAGAGTACCAAGGAACTCTTGCTTATACTGAGTCTGAGAACGTACACCCTGCTGTTCAGCAAGAACCATAGCGTCCTTGTGAAGTAACAGAGCGGCTTTAACATCTCCACCTGCTGAGTTAGCGGAAGCGGTTTCGATGATTGGGCAGTTACTAGAAACAAATACGTCAACACCGTATAGGTTTCCAATCTGACCGTTACGTACACCTCGTCCGTCTACAAAGTCAGAAGACATGTAGCGATCAACGCCCATAATAGCGTTACGTAGGGAAGGAGGAACAACAAAACATCGGTTGTCCATAGGAACATCAGCATCGTCCAATACCTGAATAGCGGCACGGAAACCTGCATCGTTAAATACGTCAGTGGAAGCTACTGAATCTACAGCGTAAGCTTCAATACCAGAACCACCTGCAAAGTTATAAACAGTGCTATGAGTCCAATCTGATCCATCACCATTACCTAGAGACTTACCTAGGTTAAACAAGTCGTTATCAACTTGCTTGGCTAAAGCATAACCTGCGTCACCAGTGTAGAACTGACGTAGAGAAGCTAGAGCTTGTGCTTCAGTAATGTCTTCAATAAGACGAGAGTATTCAAAGTGCTTGTTGATTGAAATCTGGATTTCGCTCTCAGTAGCATTCTGAATAGTTACAGCGGTGTTTTCTGCCTTAGCATTTGCAGAGCCGCGAGTAGGCTTAGGAACGTGAATAGTATCACCTTTCTTGCCTGTCATGCTCATTTTTTTGACTAGGTTAGCCAATACTAGGTTAGATTGATAAGCCGCAATTACTTCGTCACTCCAAATCTCTGGAATAAAAGTAGCCGCGCTAGTGTTGTCTACTGCTCCGCCCATGGCGGGGTAAGTTGATGTAGCCATAATACAAGTCCTTAAATAAAATTAATTAGTGTCGGACTCTCCCTTCTTGATAAGCTAGCATAATCTCATCGGATAATGACATATATCGTTCAGGATCGTCCTTCATAAGTTTAATAATGTCTGAACGCCTGTAGATTTTCTTGGCTGACTGCTCTCCGCTTCCTCTAACATTTCCTGTGGATGCGGCCTTAATAGTGTCTTTGCGTTGTTGTTTCTCATTAGCGGCAGTTTGGTCTACAACTTGCTGACGTTCCTTCCAGTTACTGAAAAGCTCATCTGCGGCCTCATAATCATACTGCTGATCTGCTTGTGCAAAAAGCTGTGTTCTAATCTTTGATCCTTTGATCCAATCTACGAACTTACCGTCTTCCAGAATATCCTTCATATCAGGATGTCTGTTTTGTAGTTCGGTCATAGCCGCATTTTGTTTGTATTGAGCAGATACTTGCTCTGCTTCTTTAATCTTAGGATGATTATTAATAGCTCTTTCGACTGCCTTGTCGGGATCAGAGAAAAAATCTACTTCGTCTTCAGAAGTTTGTTGCGGTGCTTCTGGGTTTGAGAGTTGTGTCTGTATATAGTCATCAACAACTTTACGTAACTCACCTACTTCAGAACTTTGTTTACCTAAGAGTTTTTCAGCTTCTTGGTGCATTCGCACTATATCCGCTGTGCTCTTACCTTTGTATTTATCAGGAAGTTCCTGTTCTTCAAGTTCCTGTGTAGGTTGTTCATCTACAAGAGGTTGCTCTACTGGAGGCTCTTGTTTAGTTATGTCCGTTACGCTTTCAGTTTCAGTTGTGTCGTCTAAAGGTTGACGCTCGTCAATTAGTGTTGCCATTATTAAACTCCGTGAGTAATCTCATTATGGAGGTGTATTGTATGTAAGGGTTCGGTTAGGAGTTAGCCTTACGTTCTTTTTGAATCTTCCTTTCGCGGTCTCTCGCCCACTTCATGGTAGCACCTGCAAAGTCACCTGAAACGGGGTCTAAGAGACTGCGAACGGGAGATATGATTCGACTAGCCATTAACGAACAGTGAGGACATTCTATTTCAGTAGTTTTAGAATCTATAAACTTTTCAGTAGTATGTCCGTTGTCGCATCGGAAGTCAATTATTATAGCCAACTTAGATTACTCTTCAATAATTTCATCTTCGTTTTCTAGTTCTTCTTGCTCTTCCTCAGCCTGTTGCTTGGCTGTTTCTATTTGCGTTTCAAGATTCAACAGGTTAGCTATCATTGAAAGTTGTCCTTTTCTAAAGGAAAGGTCTTTCACATCTTTACAAGCTTCTATTGAATTGATCTGCATTGCATTTTGAGAAAGATCGTTCAGTAAGTTTTTCCAACCTTCTGTTCTAAACATTTCTTCAAAAGCTCTATAGAATTTTTCGAGTTCTTTATCTTCCATTACTGTTTCTCCTAAAGGACAGTTTATTAATTTAAAATAAAATATACTAAATACATAGTATAGTTATATTATAGCACGTTTGAAAAGAAATGTCAAGAACTATTTTCTATATCTTGCTGTTTTTTTTAGCTTTGTTCTTACGGTAAGTCTTAGCCCCTGCATCATTTCTAAGAGTCTGTATAGCCGCCTTAGCTTGTTTAGCGTTTAAAGGCATTGATCTTGCTCTTTTAGCCGCAGGTTTTGCTTTAGGTGTAGCTTTCTTTTTTGCGGGTGGCCGTCCAACTTTACTTCCGTATGTACCTTTACCTTGTGGCATGTTTATCTCCTGTTATGTTTCATATAATATACAATGTATATTGTAGTGTACATTAAAACGTACGTTTACTACCATTTGCTTTTGTTTGCCCAGTATGTCGCATGCCTTCTCATTCTGGACTTAAACCTTTTTCTAGAGTGGCAAGCCTTAACTTGAGGTTATGTATGTCATCTAAGAGTTCTTCACTTTTAGTTATTTGTTTATCGACAAGACCCGCTGTGTATTCGATTAGCATATCTTGCCGCGCATCAGCAGGGAGCGCCCCTAACTCGCCTCTGGGCCATTTAATACGGAACTCAGAGTTAGACTCTATGTCCATCTGAGTTTTGTCTAAGGCATGTTCAAGGGTATTTAACCGCTCTTGTATAGAGAAGTACGCCATTGTAGATACTGATGTAAACGCAATCATTGCAATCAGATTCCTGAGCGGAATTGTTACCGCTGTGTCTTCAGATAATTCGGCCATCAGATCACCACTTAGAACGGTTAGCCCAGTAGGCCGCGCTCATTTTGCCCTTAGCGATGTTCTTAGCGTGTCGAGCCTTGAATGATTTACGTCTTGCTTTTTCTGAAGCAGTCTTTGGATTTTTACCTGCACCTGAAACACCTTGCTGTCCATAGCGAATAGTCTTTACTTTATCTCCTTCCTTAGCCACCACCACATGACTTTTGGTAGCATGGTTGGGAGTTCGTTTAGGTTTGTTAAAACCGCTAACTCCTGCTCTTACTAATCTAGGGTCTTTAGCCATTAGTTAGCCCTCTCTTTAATAGCTACTTCTCTTTCCTTTAATAACTGATCGGAAACCTTAAGTCTACGTTCAAACTCACGGTCATCATCGTTACCTTCCCGTATGTTAGTAGTGATAGCTTTAATCTTGTCAATCTCTAACTCTTGAGGTATAGATTGAGCTTCAGTAGCAAGCTTTTGCGCTCTTGCCTGTGATTCAATAGCTTGACCTTCTAAGGCCGCAGTCTGTGACGCTTGGAACGCTAACTGTGATTCCTGAGCCGCTTGCTGTGCTTGTTGTGCTTCAGGGTCAGGCTGATTAGCTTTTTCAAGGGCCGCTATAAGTTCCTCACGATTACCTACGTTCATGTTATCAATAATCGACATGATAAGCTGTGAGTACATTGGAGTTTCAGGTGACATAGTTTGTAACAACTGTACAAGCTGTGTAACTTCGTACTCACGCGCAATAATGCCTAGTGAACTGGAAGTATGGAACTTGTAGTCAGCAACAGGATATGCTTCAGGATTAAACTGCATGTATCTATGTGCGGCTTTAGTTACAAAAGGGATTAGAAAAGATTCTTGAAAGTTAATTAAAGTTCGCTTATGACGCTTAATAATAGCACCTAAGCTCATGGAAATACCTGCGGCAGTGGAGTCACCGTTGATTGATCCTGAGATACCTGCGGAATCAATAGCGCCTGTAGCTGTCTGTACCATGCGTTGTAAAGCATCAGCCTGTGCAAAACTAATCTGACTTACATTACCAAAGTTAAATGGCTGTATGACTTCATTAGGCGCACCATTAGTTAAGATAACCTTACCTGCACGTACTTCAGGTCTAGCACCTCTAGGCATACGTGTAGCGTCCATTGCTAACATAGGGTGTATAGTAAGAGCAAGAGCGTCTATTCTAGCTCGTATTTCAGCGTCTAACGCCTTTTGAGAGTTATACCCTTTCTCACATACCCCTCTGCCCCAGAAACGGCTAGGAACGACATCCCAAGGAAATGCTATAATAGGTCTATCCCCCATCATGTAAGGGTTAGCTTCCGCTTTTAATAAAGTTCCATCATTAGCTACAACAACAATAGCTTCTACATAATAACTTTTACTTTCTTCTTCATTATCATTAACTAGTGTAGCTATTTCCTCTGCTTCGGATTCCTTTTGAGCCATCTCTAATAGATGTCTAGGTACAAAACCGTAGTATTTAGTTAGACGTACTTTGTCATCGTCGTGTGCTACTAGGTCTTGATCAGGCTCTATGTCAAAATCAGGAGCCGCCATAGTAACTTCTACATTTCTATAGATACCTTGTTCCTGTAACTGCTCAACTAAGTGTAAGGATACAAATTCATCCACTGCACAACCTAAAGCTTCCTCTACGGAAGTAGCTAGAGGGTCAATAAGAAAGTTTTGAGGCATTACTGGACGCAGTTTAACGCAAGTTTTTTCCGTAATATTAACACCAACGGCTGTTAGCTCACCACCCATAACAGGTTGGGTTGCAGGGGCCATTTCCTTTTCTTCCTCAAGAACAATCTCCGCAATACCTGTACCAAACACAGCGGCATTTAGAAGACACTCAGCAACACCTTTCCGTACTCTGTTCTTTTTAAAGTCTTTATACAAAGTTTCACGTAAAAGAGATATATCTTGCTTTTCTCTATCATTTATATCGTCCTCAATGTCAAACCAACGGCCTCGACCAAAAGTTGCTTCCTCTAATTCAGCAACTGAAGACTCTACTGCTTGTTGTAATGCAGGACTGACAATCCGTGATCTCTCTGAGTCCCTAGTTCTGTCTGCGGAAGACCACTGTCCTCTCCATAACCGATAATATTCATCAAATTTACGTGAATAATTAGTATCAAAGTGATCTCGCCAACCTTGACACTTATTAATTACCCAACCTTCAAGCGTTTGTTCCAATACAAATTGATCTCTTTCTTCATTTAGCATATTAATACCCTGCGTATGCGTCTAATAGTTGATATTCTTCTTCCTCAAAGTCCGATGTGTACGCTATGTTAGCTAATTGGTCTATGTAAGCCAAAGAATCAATTAAATCATCGTGAACTAATTGGTTAGGGAACTGAAATAACTCATCAAGGAACTGACTATTCCATTCTCCTTTATTCAAGGAAATTGTACCGTGTTCAAATCTACCTTGTAAAGCCCAAACAATCCTGTCAGTTTTCTTTTTATTACCGTGGGTAAGCTCATCCACCCTAAAGAAGCGTTGATTCTTCTTCATGTAGTCACTTAAGTATGGAAGGACAGCGTTCTTTAGTGCTCCTTTCTCTATACCTACGGCTACTGGTTGGTAGTCTCTGACTGCTTGGAAGATTCTTCTGGCAGTCTCTTGGACGCCCCAACGCCCATGTACAATATTAGCGACCCACCAACCTTCTTCGTTTGCTTTAACAATAGAGATAGCCGTTTGGTCAAGTCTTTTTGTCTTCGTTGTAACTTTAGCGACATCCGCAAAACCCGCCAAGTCAACCGCAATGTAAAACTGACCTTGTTCAGGCTCTTCCTCAGAAAATTTAATAAACT